AGTGGTTGATCTTGGATCAGGGGAGGGGGACATTACAATTTCACAGAATAAACCTCTCATAACAGAAGTGGCTGGTTTATTCGGTAAGGTCACTAGCTCGGAGATATAATGGCTAATCCAATACAAATCGCAAATCTTGCACTATCGTGGTTGGGTCAAAACCAGATTAATAGCTTTACTGATAATCAGAATGAAGCGATTGTCATGAATGCGAATTATGCTTTATCCCGAGACAAAGTGTTGGAAGATGCTGCGTGGACCTTTGCCCTCAGACGGGAAACTCTGGCCCCAATAGCCGCAGCCCCAGAATTCGGCGCAGGCAATAAATTCTTAATCCCGAGTGATGTATTGCGGGTATATCGGGTGTATAGGGAAAGTAGCGCCATTCAATCGGACAATTTTCAGAGCGCCAAATGGACCCGTGAAGGACAACATATCTATTCGAGTCAGCAGACTTTGTGGTGTCATTTCATAGTGAGCGTAACGGATACTAACCTATTTTCTCCCTCATTTGTGCATGCTTTAGCTGCCAGAATGGCCGCGGATACAGCTCTTGTATTCACAGAGAACATTAAATTGGAAGAGAAAATGGAGAACAGGTACATAGCTAAGTTGGCCGAGGCTAAGTTCTCTGATGGTAGTCAAGGCAGAACTGAACGGGTTAGAAGCAGTAGGCTCACTGGCACGAGGACAAGATAATGGGTTGGGCGGCATTAGCAATAGGGCTATTTACAACGGGGGCTGGCATATTCGGCGCAAATAAACAGGAATCAGTCGATAAGGATAGAGCGCAACTAGGCTATGAAGACAATCTTGAAAAAATTCGGCGGCGTGAATTTGCCCAAGAACAAACGCTGGGGAAAACCAAAATGTTGACCGAAGCTTCTGGCGTTCGTCACTCAGGTGGGTCTACTGCACAAGGTTATCTTGATACCATGGCCAATGAATTCAGCAAGGAATTAAGTTGGATGAAGGATTATGCCAGGCAAGCAAGAGGATTGGGCATGAAATCTGCTAGTGTTACGGCAAGCGCCAATCGTTTCGGTGCCCTTCAAAGTGGCCTATCGGCGGGCAGTAGCGTTTATGGGATGGGTGGATGAAGTTACCTGACATAGCGCAACAACCAGTGGGTGAATTTGCACTGGGAAATATTCCACAGCCCAATTATGCTCGCGCGGGTAAAGCGGCGGCGGCATTGCTCAGTACAGCCGGACAACTCGGTGTGCAGATGCATAACGAAAAGTTGGTGGGTGATATTGACACAGCCACCGGGGAAGCGGCCCAAGAGATCACTGAACTTCGGGCCAAGTTGGTTAATCAGAATACCATTCCCCTTGATGAGGTCCCAGATGGGATTGACGCTGCATTTGAGATAAGCACTCCGGACGGGAGGGGCGGAAGAGAAGGCACTGAATCCCCCACTGTATTTACCCATGATGTTGCTGAGGAAATGTGGGACCAAGGCACAGCGGAAATTATCGAGAATTATGCGTCCACGATCGGGAGCAAGAAGGCCAGGGATAAATTTACCGAGGAAATGTTGACTCGGTATGTTAATCCCGGCACATTGGACGTAGTTTCGGCCAATGTTAAACGCAGTAGAGCGTTCGGCCAAGCACGTGCGGAACGCGCGATTGAAGGAATCACTTCCTCTGATGCCCCAAGTGAAATTCGTGAAGGACAAATCAAGGAAGTTATTGCTCGTCAAGTGCTTCTTGGCGCGGACCCAATATGGGCCGAAAGGCAGCTAAAGATGGTGGGTCCTACGATAGATCAACTCGACACACATAATAGCATATTGGCTGCTTCGACCGTCGACCAGATCGACCAAATTGAAGAAAACATGTGGACCGATGGCAACCGCATGACCCCGGAGCAAATGCGTACTATGTCGTCCCAGATGGACGCAAGACGCAGAGACTTTAGCGCCGAGGACAAGGAACGACAGGACAACAACGCCGACAACATGTTTTTGGATTATCACAATCCCAATGTTCCTATCAATGAAATGGATGTAGCCGGGGCGGTTCAATCACAACAGATCACCCGTGAAGCCGGTTGGACTTTCATAAACGGTCTTCAAAGGGGCAGCACCACTAAAGCCAGCGATCAATGGTCGCTAAGCAGGTATCGGAACGAGATTAATAGGCTCCAATACACGGGCGGTGAGGGCAATCTTCGGGTATCGGACAAAGCTAAGCTGCTAAAGCTTATGATCACGCGTGGGTCTATGGGCCTAACACCCCAAGGCATGCCTACAGGGGTACCGGCAACAGTTAGCGGTGTAGATGCCCTTACCCTAGGCAAGGAGATCGATGCAGCGGTTAAATTGGCCACGGAGAATGAATCATATAAGAATGCCTTCCAGAACGTGCTTATGTGGACCCGATCCAAGCTTGATCTTGAAGGCCAGATTGTCACAGCATTTGGCGGTGACCAGAATCAAGTTGAAGCGGCGGTGGCATTTAAAACTGCGCTCGATAATTACATGAATACGTATGGTGCGGACGCTAAGCCGACTGATTTCTTTGAGGCCAATAAGGATGCATATGACCCACGGAAATTCACCAACGGGATCAACGGCAATTACCTGAAATCGTGGCCATCGGTCAAGCCGTTTATGACCCAAATTACCGCCAAAGAGCTTGATTTCACTCCTGCGCAGCAAGAAAACTTTATCATGTGGATGGCCGACAACGTGCAAACGCTGGGGCCTGAGAAGTATGCGCAAATGACAGCTATGTTTGATCAGTATTACCGTGGTAAGGGCATAGCCCCCGATAACGGTGCATTGATGCTGGAGCCGGATGATCCCTTATATAGGCAGTTTCAACAGATGATACCAGACAATGAGTAGTGCGGGCGACAGGGTACAAGAGGAAGCACGGCAGATTCGCAAGAGTAGGCTGGAAGCTGCTGGCCTATCGGAACAGTATAGTTTGTGGAAGGAGGCCTTGCCTCCAGATACAACTGATGGGGATGCCTATAACCTATTCATTCAATCCCAGATAACTGAGGAGGCTGCTCAACAGGGGCGTGTCTCCGTGGCCACGGGTGGTGAGGAGGGTGTACCCGATACCGACATACCGATCCCCGGTCCCGACGACGAGGAGACCCGTCCCGATGAGGCCGGAGATACCTCGAAAGGCCCGGGAGACCGGGACACCGATCTGAAACTTGTGGAGGGTATGTGGGAGATACCTGCGGAAGCCGAGACGGAAAATTACAAGGAGCCTTCGACATATAAGATGAGTCGTTCCGGGGATTGGATCAGCAATGCCAGAGTCTTGCACAAGTTTATGAATGAGGACAGCTTGTGGGGAGACCCAAGGTACGAAGGCACAAACATGAAGCCGAAAGAACTTACTGACGAAGAGGTTGGTGAGTGGGCGCGTAATGAATTGAGCGGGTTCAACTGGAATGTAATGAACACCATGCAATACGCCCAAAAACTTGCGGGCGATGATGCGGACCCTAAGGTAGCTCTAGCTTTCCTGAATCTATCCAATATGTATGACCATTCAGACGGGTCAATGATGGACTTTGCAGGCGCATTAGGTGAGGTTGCTACTGACCCCACTACTTACCTTGGACTAGGGGCAGGTAGCATTGTGGCCAAAGGCACAGCTAAGACTGTAGCTAAATCTGCGCTCAAGAAATGGCTACAGGGTGCTATTATTGGCGGGGTGGGCGGTGCTATTGAGGGCGGTATGCTTTCTGGCGGATTTGACCTTACCATACAGAACATTGAGCAAGAGGCCGGGGCCAGAGAAGATATTGACTATGGCAGGGCCGGGATGGCAACTGGCGCGGGTGTTGGGTTAGGCACACTTCTTGGCGGAGCCGGTGGCGCTTGGGTTGGTCGGAAAGCGGATAAGATTATCAAAGCTATCGACGACTACAAGGCTGAAACTAAAGCTCGGGATGTTTTCCTTGATGAAAGGTCTGGTCAAGAGCTTGGTGAAAAAGAATTGATGGAAATGCTTGAAGCCAGCGCCAGCGCTAGTGGTAAGGCGGGAGTGACGGATATTGATGCCAGAATGGCCGATCGTATCTTAGGCGAAGATGGTAAAATCCCCCGGTTGGAAGATGGTAGTATGGATTTTGACACCATGATCAAGCACATGGATGATGTCAAAGCTGAACATGCCGGAGAGCAACTAGCAGCGCGCCGTAAGGCCGGGGTGGACACGTCAGATATGCCAACTAGGAAGTCCATCGATCCTGAGGGCAAAGTTCATGACATAGAAGGTTATCCCGGTCCGGATATGGAACCAAAGGCTGCTGTCGAAACTGCTGTAAAGTGGTGGAATGAGCGGTGGCTCGATACAGATTACACCAAACCAGCTGATGGAGAGGCCATTGTACGTACCGATGAGGGCATAACATGGCCTGATTGGCTGATAGACGAGCCGCAGGATATGACAGCACTTTTAAATGCTGCAGAGAAATCCGGTGTTAAAGTTACTGCGGCTAAGTCATGGGGAGAGGTTACTCGGGCAGATTTGAAACGCATGGACATCGGCATTTCCGAAGACGGTAAGATACACATCGACGGAACTGATGAAGAGGTTGCTGCATTCTTCCAGCACTATTGGAATGAAACCGAGATTGGCGCGGCCATGACAGGTGAAATCCATGCCGACGTATTTGAATCGATACATGGTTATCGACCAGACGCACCCCCACCGGATAATGTAGTCGAAATTAGACCCGGTATTTCTGACCCAGAATCTCAGAAACTTGCCAACAAGATTTATGAAATGAAAGAGTTGGAGAGTGGCGATGTAGTCCTTAAGTCAGAAGGTCGCCCGGGAAGCCGGGTTGTGGACCAAAAGGGTGAACACCATGAGATAGTGGGTCGTACCAAGAATGGTTGGTATCGCATGCGTGACAATCTTGGTCGTGAGTCAAATTTACGGCGTAAAGGTTTCGAGGTAGTTGAAAAGGCCCCGGCTCCGCGTATGGCTGGCCCCATGGAGTTGAATCCGTTTGGCTCCACCGCTGCCAAGATCATTGAAATGAATGAGCGGGCATTGGACCCGGCTAACCGGTTAATTGAAGTTAAAATGACCCACAAAGAACAGGCCGCTTTAGCCAAGGGCCTGGAAGATATTGGCATAGACATAACTAAGAAGCCAATTGCCAGTTATTGGAAGCCGCATGAGTTATTGGCGCTTAGGGACGTTTACGAGAAGCAAGCTAAAGGAATGATGGACTTGGCAAGGCAATTTGAGTCTAAACTTCGAAACGAAGGCCGATTACTTGACAGCGATCTAGCCCGCTTCAACAATGCTCACTCAATGTTTGTGACCACCCGGGATTTGTTCTACGGGACATCAGGTAACGCTGCGCGTCAGCTAAACATTTTGCGATCTAAGCCTGTCAGTGGGGTATACGACTTTAATCAGTCTTTGATGGACTCAATCGGCATACAGGGTGGCCGTGCCAACACAGAGCGGGCTATTACCCTAATGTCCGAATTTGCCAGCAAGAGACATAACC